GCAGAAGGTTTAGAAGTTTATGTTCCAGGTTCTGGAATTTTATTTGACTCAGGAGTTTATTTAGATTTAACTAATACTACTGGTGTTACTATAACCTTTACGTAGGATAAAAAATGGCGACTATTACTTACACAGTCACTGTCGCAAGTGGCACTAATGCCTATGGAACTGGTAATAAATTTTTTATTAACGGTGAGGTAAGTCCTGTCCTTTATTTACAAGAAGGAAATACTTATATTTTCGATCAATCGGACAGTTCTAATGCCACTCATACTTTAGCATTTTCTTCAAATGCTAATAACGATCCTGCTGCAAATTACACAACAGGCGTAACAACAACAGGAACTGCAGGAAGTGCTGGTGCAAATACAACTATTAATGTTGCACCTGTTAGAACAACCGGCGCTCCGGTGTTATTTTATTATTGTATCAATCATAGCGGTATGGGTAATACTGCTCAAACTATTTCACCTACTTCAGAGACTACTGAATTTAATCCACAAATGGATGAAATTATTGAGGAAGCTTATGAAAGAACAGGAACTAGAGGAGCGAGAACAGGTTATCAATTAAGAAGTGCAAGACGTTCTTTAAATATTATGTTTCAAGAATGGGGTAACAGAGGAATTCATTTATGGAAAATAAAACTTGCTAAAGTTCCATTAGTTCAAGGTCAAGCGGAATACAATTTTGCAGCAGATACTCAAAACTTTCCAGGAGATATTAGTGATGTATTAGAAGCTTTCTATAGAAATAATTCTACACCAACAGCACCACAAGATATTGCACTTACTAAAATAGATAGATCAACTTATTCACAAACCCCTAATAAATTAGCGCAAGGAACTCCTTCACAATATTATGTAGATAGAAAATTAAACCCAAGTATTTTTTTATATACTACACCAAGTGCAAGTGTATCAAGTACAAGCACACCAAGTAATTTTCAATTTTGTTTTTATTATTTATCTAAAATTCAAGATGTAGGAGCTTACAATAATACAGCAGATGTTGTTAACAGATTCTATCCTTGTATGATGTCAGGTCTTGCATATTATTTAAGTTTAAAAGTTTCTCCAGAAATGAGTCAAGAGTTAGAGAGAAGATATGAAAGTGAATTACTAAGAGCTTTAGATGCAGACAACCAAGGAACTTCTACATTTATTACACCACAAACATTTTATGGGAGCGGTGTATAATGGGTAGATATGCGTTAGGTAAAAGATCATTAGCAATTTCAGATAGATCTGGAATGGCTTTTCCATATACTGAAATGGTTAGAGAATGGAATGGTTCTTTAGTTCACGTTTCAGAATATGAAGCAAAACAACCACAACTTGAACCTAAACCAGCAGGGTCAGACCCACAAGCTTTATATAATCCAAGACCACAACCAGCATCAGCCACTAGTTTAATTTTATTAGACAACAATTCTTTTACAACTGTAATTTCTGGTGGAGTAACTTTTGTAAATATTTATTCAGAAAACCATCAAAGAAGTACAGGAGATGTTGTAAGATTTAGAGGAGCACCTGAAGTAATAACTCCAGGATCAGGTGGAGCAGATGCTACTAATTTACAATCGTTTGCAGACATTCCAACTTTTGATAATGTAAGTGATTTAGATAATGTAAATGGTTTTACAATAACAGTTGGACAAAAACAATCAGACGGTTCTGTAATAACAGCACCTAATTCTAATCCAACAGAAATTTTAACAACACCTGAAAACTATTTCTTTATTACTAGCACAAGTAATGCTACAACAGGAGGAATTGCAGGCGGTGGAGCAAACTGTTCTGCTGGTCCAGTAGTACTAGGAGTCGTAAACGGATAATGGCATATACTTTAGCAGAATTACAATCAGACATTAGAAGCTATACTGAAGTAGGAGATAATGTTTTAACAGACGCAATTTTATCTAGAATTATAGGAAATGCAGAAAACAGAATTACTAGAGCAATAGATACTGATCAAAATGTATTCTATGCAACATCTAGTTTAATTGTTGGAAATAGATATGTAACAATTCCAGCTGACCTAAGAGCAATTAGATATGTTCAATTAAAAGATTCAACTGGAAATCAATTTTATCTAGAACAAAAAGACACTAGTTATATTGCAGAATACTATTCTACTCCAGCAACTCAATCGGTAGATATTCCAATACATTATGCTAATTGGGATGAAGAGTATTGGGTAGTGGCCCCAACACCAGATAAAACCTATGAAATTACTCTTTGTTATGATAAAGAACCTACTAGTCTTTTAGTAGATACTGGAGGTACTTACCTATCCAATAAATACCAAGATTTACTTCTCTATGCTTGTCTAGTAAATGCATATGGGTACTTGAAAGGTCCTGCAGATATGTTACAATACTACACAGGACAATATAAAGAAGCTTTAGAATCGTATGCTATTGAGCAAATCGGTATCAGACGTAGAGACGAATATCAAGATGGTGAAGTTCGGGCTCAACTTAATGTAAAACCACCATCAAGTTAATAAGGAGAAAAATAATATGGCAAATATAATACCGTTTTCATTTAGAGGTGCACTCTTTTCAGGGCAACACGATTTTGCTACTGGAGGAAACACTTTTAATTTATCTTTGTATACAACTAATCCATACTCAACTGCAAGCACAGTATATTTAGCAGGAACAGGTAATGGTGAAGTAGATACAACAGGTGGTACTAACTATGTTGTTAAAACTTTAACGAACCAAGCAGTTGCAAGTACAACGGCCGTCGCTTCAGTAGACTTTGACAACGTGACTTGGAGTTCAGCTACTTTCACTGCAGCGTTTGCAGCGATTTACAATAACTCAACAGTCGATGGTACACAGAACAGATTAGTAGTAGTTTTAGATTTCGGTGGCGACAAAACAGCAACAAATGGTGATTTCACTATTGCGTTTCCTGATGCGGCAACACCTGCTAATGCTATCATAAGTATGGCGTAAGGAAAAATTATGGCTCTAGTAATAAATGACAGAGTAAAAGTAAATAGTACTACAACAGGTACTGGTACATTTGTATTAGGAGCAACTCAAACTGGTTTTGAATCTTTTGCAACAGGAATTGGAAATAACAATACAACTTATTATACAATTTTTAATCAAGGGACTTCAGAATGGGAAGTTGGACTTGGAACCTTAGATGCAACAAGTGCAAATTTGGCTAGAACTACAATTCTTTCAAGTTCTAATTCAGATTCTGTAGTTAATTTTTCTTCTGGGACAAAAGATGTATTTTGTACATTACCAGCAAGTAAAGCAGTTTATTTAGATGCAGATGGGGCAGCAGTAGGTGTAGAAGGAGGTAATATTTCTACGCTTGGAGATACTTTTTCTAACTATAACGATATTAATACAAATACAACAACTACATTAGTTGCAACTAAAAATTCTTTTCTAGCGGGAATAATAACAGTTAGCGGTACTGCAGTGTGGACGATATCTGGCACTGGGGCTTTAAAAATTATTTAAAAAATAACAATAAAAAACAATTTGTTTTTTAATATAAATGGAGATATAATAAATTATGGCAAGTCAAATAAAAGTAGATGAAATAGCAGGTGCATCGGGAACTACAGTTACAGTTCCTGTAGGTCAAACATTAGATGTTTTAGGAACCTTAGATATAGATGGTGGTACATTAGTATTACCTGCAAATGTTGTAACTACAGACGGTACACAGACTTTAACAAACAAAACTTTAACGTCTCCAGCAATTGGAACAAATATTTTAGATACTAATGGAGCTGAACTACTTAACATAACAGCAACAGCTTCAGCAATTAATGAATTAACTTTAGCTAATGCAGCAACAGGCAATAAGCCTATTATATCTGCAACAGGAGATGACACTAACATTGGTATTTCAATTCAGCCAAAAGGAACTGGTCAAGTTACTTTAGATGCTTTAACTTTCCCAGCAGCAGATGGAACAGCAGATCAAATTTTAACAACGGATGGTTCTGGAAATTTATCTTTCGTAGATAATTCTGGTGGAACATCTTGGCAAACTGTTATTACTGCAGATCCAGCTAACGCTGTAGCAGGTAATGGTTATTTTTGTGATACTTCAGGTGGAGCATTTACTGTAACGCTTCCAACTTCTCCAGCTTTAGGAGATGAAATATCATTTGTAGATTATGCAGGCACATTCGATACAAACAACCTTACGATCGGTCGTAACGGCAATCCAATACAAGGAGCAGCATCTGACCTAACCGTTTCAGTTGAAAGAGCAGGTTTAACACTTGTTTATGTTGACGGGACTGAAGGTTGGTTGTTGAAGAATAAATAATGTCAACATATAAAGAGATTCAAGGCACCGCTGTACAAAACAATGCTGGCAACTTAGAAGGAGCCGCAGAAGGCCAACTATGGTACGACAGCACGAATACAAATTTCAAATATAGTTATGGAGCTACAACATCTGCCTGGTCCACGGGCGGAAATTTAAATACCGCAAGACATTTTTTGGGAGCAGCAGGCACTCAAACAGCAGCTTTAGCTTTTGGGGGTACTACAGAGATAGCTGTAACAGAATCTTATGATGGTACAAGTTGGACTGAAGTAAATGATTTAAACACTGCAAGAGATAGATTAGCAGGTGCTGGAACTCAAACAGCAGCTTTAGCTTTTGGTGGAAATCCAACAACAGGAGCAACTGAATCTTGGAATGGAACGAGTTGGACAGAAGTAAATGACTTAAATACAGCAAGATATGTATTAGCAGGTGCTGGAACTAATACAGCAGCTTTAGCTTTTGGTGGATTTGCTCCTGGACCAACAGGAGCAACTGAATCTTGGAATGGAACAAGTTGGACTGAAGTTAATGACTTGAATACCGCAAGATACTCATTAGCAGGAGCAGGAACAAACACAGCTGCTTTAGCTTTTGGTGGAACTCCTTCTGTAGCTATAACAGAATCTTGGAATGGAACAAACTGGACAGAAGTTGCAGATTTAGGAACTGCAAGATATAATTTAGCAGGAGCTGGAACTAACACAGCAGCTTTAGCTTTTGGTGGAGCTAATCCATATTTAGCAGCAACAGAATCTTGGAATGGAACTTCTTGGTCTAATCAAACTAATTTAAACACTGCAAGATATGGTTTAGCAGGAGCTGGAACTCAAACTGCCGCACTTGGTTTTGGTGGATATGTTCCTGGATCAGTGTCAGCAGCAACCGAAGAATTCAACACGGGCGTAGCAGCAGGAGCCTGGTCTACGGGTGGGGATTTAGGAACGGCGAGATATAATTTAGCAGGAGCTGGAACCCAAACAGCAGGTTTAGCTTTTGGTGGTGTTCCAAGTTTGGCTTTAACAGAATCTTATAATGGAACAAGTTGGACTGAAGTCAATGATATGACTACTGGAAGAAACTCATTAGCAGGAGCAGGAACTCAAACTTCAGCTTTAGGTTTTGGGGGTGGAGCTGGTGTTTTAACAGAATTATGGAATGGAACAAACTGGGCAGAAGTCAATGATTTAAATACAGCAAGAGATTTTTTAGCAGGAGCTGGTGCGGATAATACAGCAGCTTTAGCATTTGGAGGTAGTCCTCCTGCTGGAGTAGCATTAACAGAATTATGGAATGGAACTAACTGGGCTGAAGTAAATGATTTAAATAGTGCAAGAAGAGAATTGGGAGGAGTAGGTACACAAACTGCAGCTTTAGCTTTTGGTGGAGAGGTGCCTCCTTTTACTCCAACAGGAGCAACAGAGACTTGGAATGGAACTAGCTGGACTGAAGTTAATGATTTAAATACTGCAAGAGATGCAGTTTTAGCTGGCGCTGGAACTAACACAGCAGCTTTAGCTTTTGGCGGAGATCCTTCAAGTGCTGCAACAGAATTATGGAATGGAACAAATTGGTCTAGTCAAAATAATTTAAATACTGGAAGAGAAAGATTAGCAGGAGCTGGAATTAACACAGCAGCTTTAGCTTTTGGTGGAATAGCTCCACCAGTAACTTTAGCAGCAACCGAAGAATTTACTGATCCAGGTACAATAATAGAAACAATAACAACATCTTAATAAGGAGGAAACTATGGCAAAAACATATCAATACTGTGTAGCAACAAACTGGGGAAAGGGATTCATCGATCACGTTGAATCTTCTAGAATCACGTTTAAAAGCTATCCTGGTAATATTTGGCAAGTTCCTGCATACAACAAACACGGTAATCTTTGGATTGCTAAAGTTGCAGGATCTGTTAAAACTAGGGATGAAGCACAAGCGATTGTTAACGCTGAGGTGACTACTGCTCAAAATGCGTGGGACGCTGACAATGTAGACGGCGAAACTGCAGAACAAAAAATTGAGCGAATTGGTAGTAGACCAGCGGACATAACATTAGAGGACTAAATTTAAATGGCTGATTATAAGAGTATAAAAGGCACCAAGATCCAAAACTATACTACGGATCCCGACAATCCGTTGACGGGACAGGTGTGGTATAATGAAACGGATCAGGTATTAAAAGTTAGCACAGGGCCATTGGTTAATGCTTGGGCTACATCAACTCCTTATCCTTCTGAACGATATGGTTTAGCTGCCGCAGGAAGTAAAACTGCAGCTGTAACTGCAGGGGGTTGGCTTACATCAAATGCATTTACTTTTGATGGAACGTCTTGGTCAGCAATTCCATCTATAAATACAGCCAGAAGATATTTACCAGGAGTAGGTACTCAAACTGCAGCTTTAATTTTTGGTGGAGGTAATCCACTTCCTACAGCAATCACAGAATCTTGGAATGGTTCTGCTTGGACTGAAGTAAATGATTTAAATACGTCGAGATCTGGTTTAGCAGGAGCTGGAACTCAAACAGCAGCATTAGGTTTTGGTGGATTTACTCCTCCTACTAGTGCAGCTGAAACAGAATCTTGGAATGGAACAAGTTGGACGGAAGTTAATGATTTAAATACTGCAAGGAGATATTTAGGAGGAGTTGGAGCAGATAACACTTCAGCTCTAGCGTTTGGTGGACAAGTACCACCAATAACAGGCGCAACAGAATCTTGGAATGGAACGAGTTGGACTGAAGTAAATGATTTAAATAGTACAAGATACTATATAGGAGGTGCAGGTGTTCAGACAGATGCATTAGCTTTTGGTGGAACACCACCATCTTCTCCAGTAACAGGAGCAACAGAATCTTGGAATGGAACGAGTTGGACGGAAGTAAATGATTTAAACATAGCTACTACAGAAGCTGGTTCAGCAGGTACAAGTGGCACCAATGCAATATCTATTGCGGGTATAGAACCTGTTACAGCTCAATTAGATCGTGTAGAAGTATGGGGAACATCGGGCGGAAATAAAACAATAACATCGAGTTAAAATTATGAGTACATATAAACAAATTGCAGGCACAAACATCGAGGTTCTTTCATCAGATCCCGCGAATCCTGTTGAAGGACAAGTTTGGTATAATTCAACTTCTAATGTTGTGAAAGGATTTATTTATAATCCAGGCAGCTGGTCTACGGGTGGGAGTTTGAATACGGAAAAAGCACAAATGGCAGGAACAGGTACTCAAACAGCTGCTTTATCTATTGGTGGAACACCACCAGTAATAATTGTTGGTGTACAAACAGAATCTTATAATGGAGCTTCTTGGACAGAAGTTAATGATTTAAATACGGGAAGATCTGAATTAGGAGGAGCAGGAACTCAAACAGCAAGTTTAGTTTTTGGAGGATTTACAGGCACTCCTCCTTTTGTAGCACTCACAGAGTCTTGGGATGGAACTAATTGGACTGAAGTAAATGATTTAAATACTGCAAGAAGAAATATGGGAAGTGCTGGTACTCAAACATCTGCTTTAAGTTTTGGAGGATTTTCACCACCTCAAACAGCTATTACAGAATCTTGGAATGGTACAAGTTGGACTGAAGTCAATGATTTAAATACAGCAAGAGATATTATGGGAAGTGCAGGAACGGATAATACTTCAGCTTTAGCTTTTGGTGGAAATCTTCCACCTTATACAGCTGTAACAGAATCTTGGAATGGCACAAGTTGGACTGAAGTCAATGATTTAAATACTGAAAAAAATTATTTAGCAGGAGCAGGAACTCAAACATCTGCTTTAGCTTTTGGAGGAGATGCACCAGGTCTTAATAGGCTAACTCAAACAGAATCTTGGAATGGAACTTCTTGGACTGAAGTTAATGACTTATCTACTGGAACAGAAAAATTAGGAGGAGCTGGTAGTGACAACACATCCGCATTAGCTTTTGGGGGAAGCATTGTAGGAGCTAATGTAACCACAACCGAAGAATGGAATGTTGGTCCACAAACAATCACTTTCTCAGACAGTTAGGTCTTGTAATATCTTTTAAATAAGATATATAAATATAAAACACATAAAGGATATAGACATGAAAAAAGACGTAAAAGATTTAATACAACAAGAAGAAGCGCATTTAAATAACTTATTAGAAGTTAATGATCTAAATGATTTTAAAGGTATGGTTGATGAGTTACGTGATACCTG